CCCTGGTTTCAATGACATTGTTTCAAGGTCTGACTTTGAGTCGGCTGTGAAAAGAACCCCCGAAGCTGAATTTAGAACTAAGCGTTTGAATCAATGGGTATCTTCACAAATCAGTTGGCTGCCTAACGGTGCGTGGGATTTGTGTGCTGCTAACGAATTGCCTGACCCCGAACCTGAAATTATGGTTGGGTTTGATGGTTCGTTCAGTGGTGACACAACTGTTTTGGTTGGGGCTACCGTGCCGAAGGATGAAGAAGAAAAACCGCACGTGTTTCTAATCAAGGCGTGGGAACGGCGCGATGGCATTGATGACGATACCTGGCGTGTACCTATTCAGGAAGTCGAACAAACTATTTTAGAATTTTGTGCCAACAATAATGTGCGCGAAGTTGCTTGTGACCCGTATCGCTGGCAACGATCTATGGAAGTATTGGCCGATGCCGGTGTGCCTATTGTCGAATACCCTTCAACATCTGCTCGCAGAATGGTAACGGCTTGTGCCAAATTCTTTGATTATGTTACTGATGAACGTATGACGCACGATGGTAACCCGTTGCTGGCAAGGCATTTATCTAACGCCGTTACTAAGTCTGATGCGCTAGGTGTTCGCATTGTCAAAGAAAATCGCAACAGTTCAAGACGCATTGACGCGGCGGTGGCTGCTGTGATTGCACTTGACCGTGCAACTAGCGGTAAACTTGAAACAATAGTTGTACCGCAATTCATAATGTAAGGATGCTGCTGTGTTGGCTAATGTTTTGCAAATTGTTGGTGCGGTGATTATCAGTGTTGGTGTTGGCCTAATCTATGCCCCTGCCGGTGTGATCACGCTTGGTTTTTTGGGTGTCTTTTTTGGGATTGCATTGGAGTTAAGAAAATAAATGTTGGCTAATCTTTTTCAACCTGAATTACGCGGCCTAAGCTATCAGCAAATTTGGGGGTCGGGTGCTGACTTTACTTCAATCACCAATTCGGACACGGTTGTAAACAGCGAAACCGCTTTTACTATTACAGCTTTCTATTCTGCTGTTTCCCTAATTAGCGATACTGTTTCAACCCTGCCTGTTGATGCTTATGTGCGCGTTGACGGTGAGCGCAAACCGTATCGCCGTAACGGTGGCAAACCTTCTTGGATTGACCAGCCAGACGTTGACACAACTAAGCAAGCTCATTATGGCGCGGTCATTTCATCGCTGTTGGTCTATGGCAATTCCTATACGCGTGTGTACCGCGATAGGTCAGGGGAAATCGTAAACCTTGTTGTTCTTGATCCTGCGACTGTTGAAGTAAAACGGTCTTCACTAGGCCGTAAAGTTTTTATTGTTCAGAATGAACCTAAGCCCCTAAACAGTGACGAAGTAATTCACATTATTGATTTGGCTATGCCTGGTGGTCTAACGGGAATTTCCCGAATCGTGAAACTCAAAGAATCACTTGGTATTGGTATTGCGTTGCAGGAATTTTCTGCAAGATTCTTTTCACAGGGTCTTTCAACTGATGTTGTTGTTCTTGCTCCAACCGCTACACCCGAACAAGCTAAGAACCTGATTGACGGTTTCAACAACAGACACAGTGGTTTGCGTAAAGCTCACAAGGCTGGAATTCTTACCGGTGCAAATGTTGATGTCAAAGAACTTAGCCTTGACCCCGAAAAGTCGCAGGTACTTGAATCGCGCCGTTTTGTGGTTGAAGAAATTGCGCGTGTGTTCAACATTCCCCCACACCTTATGGGCATACCTGGTTCTAACACCTACGCGTCTGTTGAGCAGAACAACCTTCAATGGATTTCACACGGCCTTAGACCGATTACCGAAAAGATTGAATGGGCTTACAGCAAACTTATTTCTACTGAACAGGCGTTTATCAAGTTCAATATGAATGCCTTGTTGCGCGGTGATTTGCAGTCGCGCGCTGCCGCTTACAGCGTTATGACGCAAGCCGGCATTATGTCTGTCAATGACGTTAGAACCCTCGAAGATATGTCTGCTGTTGCTGGTGGGGATCAGCACCGTGTACCGCTTGCAAACATTGACCTAACCGCTGCTGAACTGACCAGCGAAGAAATGCGTATCAAGATGGCACGGGATTTGATTCTTGTGGGCTTTGACCCCGAAGAAACTTTGAAGGCTTTGAGCTTGCCACCGATTATGCACACTAATTTGATTTCGACACAACTACAACCTGAAGGTTTGTAATGCCTGTTACTGAAGCACCACAATATATGCAAGATGCCGCTGAACGCGGTTTGCGTTATTACGAAGAAGGCTTGGGCGGTGACGGGCTAGTTCCTAAAACTATTCGTGAAGCGCGTGAAATGGTTCAAGGCCGTGTATCAGATGATAAGTGGGTGCGTACTTCTGCGTGGATTGCTAGGCACTTGGCTGATCTTGACGCGCCACAAAATAGTGACGAATCAGACCCTGGTTACCCCGGTGCTGGTTTAGTTGCACATTTACTTTGGGGTTCAGGGCCTACTAGGGAAGCCGCGCTTCGTGCAAAAGATTTTGCTGATTCGGTTGTTGCTAGGCTTGAAGCAGAAGGTGAAAGAAAAGCTATGAATAAAAATGTTGAAAAAAAGAATAAGTGGCTAGATGCTGCTTGGTTGATTAAGACCAGCATTGAAGGTGTTACTGAAGAAGCGCGTCAGTTGGGTAAAACCGAACAGCGTGTGAATGTTGCAAACCTAGAAATTCGTGACGCTGGTGACGGTATGGCTTTTGAAGGTTATGCCGCTATCTTCAACAGCGACAGTGAACCGTTGCCATTTATTGAGCGTATTCAACCTGGTGCTTTTAAACGTTCTTTACAGTCGCGCAACGAAATCAAAATGTTGTGGAATCACGATGCCGGTGAACCTTTAGCTTCACTACGCGGTGGCACACTGAAAATCTTTGAAGATAACATTGGTCTGCGAGTAAGCGCACAACTAGCAAACACGCAACGTGGCCGTGACACTGCTGAGCTTATTCGTTCAGGCACAATTGATTCAATGTCTTTTGGTTTCAATGTTGTCAAAGATTCTTGGAACAGTGACGGTACGGTTCGTACTTTGGAAGCCGTAAGACTTTTTGAAATTAGCCTGGTTTCTTTTCCGGCATATCAGGCTACCGCTGGTACTCTATCAGTTCGTGAACAGCGTGATATTGATGCAGACAAATTGGCTGAAAGTTTAGCGCAATTGGAATCGGGTGCTGAACTTGGTGCGGATCAGGCCGAACTTATCAAAACTGTTGTTGATAAATTGACCGCACAAACTGAAGAAATCGTTGAACCTAACAATGGGTTTGATTTGGTAAAGCTTCAACAGTTAAAGTTGAAGTTGTTAGAGAAAGGAATATGATGGCTACTAAAGAAGAACTAGACGTTGCTATTCGTGTGGTGCGTGAAGTTTCGGGTAATCCTGATATTGGTGCTATTGCTGAATTGTTAAAACTGCTTGAAGCTTCAGCAATTGCGCCGAAGGATGTGCGTACTATTGCCCCGAAAGAAACACGCTAACTTTTGAGCGTGTACCCCCACCGGTCATTGTTGCTGGTGGGGGTTTTCGTTTGCCTAAGTTAGAAAAACTTTTCGGTTAGAATTTAGTTGATGGTTCAGTGTCGGCACGGCCACACGTTGTTCAGTGTTAGCACGGCAACAAAAACCTATTCATTTCTATCAAGGAGTTGCTATGTCAGAGTTTATTAAAACTCAGGCTGAAGTTCGCACTAACCTTATTGCCCAGATGCGTGAAGTTCTTGACTTTGCTGAAGGCGAAAAGCGTGGACTATCTGCCGAAGAACAGGTAAAAATTGAGCGCCTAGAAGCCGAAGTTGATTCGCGCGATGCTGCTATTTCTACCGCACAAAAAGTTGCCGAGCGTGAAGCACGTGCTGTTGAAGCTGCACAGGGATTTGCACCGGCTGAAATCCGTACTACCAACGATGGTGATTTGCTTCGTGCTATTGCACACGGTGAATCGCGTGGACACGAATTCGTTCGCGAAACCCGTGCTGCACTTGTACCTTCGTCTAACACTGTTCCACAGTCGTTTTACGATCAGGTATTCACGATTGCACAACTTGTTGGCCCTATGCTTACCGTTTCGGAAGTATTCAACACCGCTTCAGGTGAGTCGCTAGTAATCCCAACGGTAACCGCTCGTTCATCGGCTGGTTCTGTTGCTGCTGGTTCTGCTATCACCGAAAGCAACCCAACCTTTAGTTCAATTACTTTGGGTGCTGAGAAGTATGCGGCCCTAGTATCTGTTTCTTCTGAACTTGTTTCAGATGCAGGGTTTGACATTTCGTCATACATCGCCGAGCAACTAGGTACTGCACTAGGTCTTCAGGCTAACAGCGTTCTAACCACAAAGCTTTCAACGGCTGCTGGTTCGGTTGTTACCGGTGGAACTGGTGTGTCAGGTGTTGCAACTTATGAAAACCTGATTGACCTTGTTTACGGTATTGCTGATGGCGCACGTGTTCTTCCTGGTCTGGGCTTTCAGATGTCGAAGACTGGTATCGCTGCTGCTCGCAAGCTAAAGGATGGTGCTGGAAACTACATTTGGACTAACTCAGCCGTTCCTGGTCAACCTGCTACTTTGCTAGGTTACAACGTGTACGAGAACCCTGGTGTGGCTGCTACTGGTACTGGCAACAAGTCGGTTCTATTCGGCCACCTACCTTCGTTCAAGGTTCGTGTTGCTGGCGGTATCCGTGTTGATCAGTCTTCTGATTACGCCTTCAACAGCGACATTGTCACCTATCGTGGCATTATCCGCCTTGATGGTGGACTAACCCACGCAAGCCACATTGGCTTCTTCAAGGGTGGCGCAAGTTAATTCTTGCCCTTAAATTCACAACCCCCCGATTGCGTAGAGTCGGGGGGTTGTGTTTTATCCTGCGCGGGTTTGTCGCAGGAAACCTAGCGGATTACTTCCATACACCACTTGCTTCAATAGCACGAAGAATGGTGATGCCATTGATTTCTTTGTTTCCCAACGCCTTTAGAAATGCCTGGCGGTCTTCTTCGTTGTGGATGGTGTAGTTGTGAAAAATGTTCATTTGCTGTTCGGTGTAAGCAGTCATTTTATTTCCTTCTGTTTGGTGTTGCTTCCTTGTAGTTACATTCAACCACATTTCAAACAAAAAATGTGACATTTCTACAAACTTTTTTGAATGTTACCAAACCGTTATTTTGCTACTATTTGAGTATCGAAAGGAACAAAGTGGGCAAATCAGGTAATCCAGCAAAACAAACAAATCCACTATCAGGTGCAGTAGCGGTTTATTCCAATTCACCTGGTATGCCAACCGGTTACGGCGAGCAAGCCAAACTTCTTATTGACTTGCTAAAGCGTGACGGCGGTAAGGTTGCTGCCATTTCAAACTATGGTCTTGAAGGTATTGTTTCTGAATATGCATCACCCTATGGCCCTGTGCCACATTATCCGCGTGGCATAGATGCTTATAGCAACGATGTTATTGGTATGCACTACGCACACTTTATGTCGCAACACCCTGACCTAAACAAGCTACTAATAACCCTTTACGATGTTTGGATTTTGAAAGGCAAGGGTTGGGAAGACAAAAAGATTGCGTCTTGGATACCGCTAGATCACATCACCTTGCCACCAGCAATTCTTGATTGGGTAAAGAAAGATAACGTGACCCCCGTTGCTATGTCACCGCACGGCGTACGGCAGTTAAATAAGGCTGGTGTTGCTTGCGAATACGTGCCACATTCTATTGACACTAAAGTTATGAAACCTACTGAAACTATTGGTGGGCTAAATGGCCGTGAGTATCTTGGTGCTGGTGACCGATTTGTGATTGGTATGGTTGCTGCTAACAAAGCTTCAGGCTTGGTGCATCGTAAAGCGTTTAGCGAAAACCTTTTAGCCTTCAGCGTGTTCTTGCAAAAGCATCCTGATTCGTTGCTGTATCTGCACACGGACTTTCTAGGGTCTGGTGGTACCGGCTGGAACTTGCTAAAAATGTTGACCGCGTACGGTATCCCTAAAGAAGCCGTTACCTTTCCAGCACTTCAAGATTATCGTTACGGCCTTTCGCGTGAAGACCTGGCTGGTTTCTATACGGCTATGGATGTGTTGCTTGCCGTGTCGTATGGTGAAGGGTTTGGTGTTCCAACTATCGAAGCTCAGGCGTGTGGTACACGCGTTATCGGTTCATCGTGGGCGGCAACCCCTGATTTGTTGTCGGAAGATTGTTGGATGGTTGATGGAACGATGTTGTGGGATGCCGGTCAGGATGCGTTTTGGATGTCACCTAATGTGCCGTCTATTGTGTCTGCGCTTGAACTAGCATACGAAGCGGATCGTGGCCCTTCACAAATTTCGATTGATTTTGCTAAGCAGTTTGATACTGAAGTTGTTTGGCAAAAACATTGGTTGCCGTTGCTAAAGAAAATGCTTCAATGATTCCTGCTATGGGTTTTGCGGTACTAAATCAGTTTGATAAAGCTGACCGATTACTTGCGTCTATTGACTACCCTGTTGACCACCTAGTGATTGTAGACAATTCGGGCAAGGCTTCTTGGAATCCCGTCAAACCTGATTGGGTGGCAAACCTATGGGTTCTGCGTGTACCGTTTGGTTTGGGTTTGGTAGGGGCTTGGAATCTTGTAGTTAAGTCAACCCCGTATGCGCCTTACTGGTTGCTAATAAATGACGATGCTTGGTTTGCGCCTGGCTCAATGAAAACAATTGCAGACAATGTAGATACGGAAGCATTGAACTTTATTGGATGTGTTCCTGACTGGTCGGGTATCGTCTTAGGTGAAGGGCTTGTTGAAAAGGTGGGCTTGTATGATGAACGCTTTTACCCGTTGTATTTTGATGATAACGATTATGAGCGCCGTATTACTAACGCTGGTATTTCCATCAATCGTATTCCTGCTGTTGTGCATCACGAAAACAGTTCAACACTTGCTTCAGGTTTTCACACACAAAACAATGTGAGCTTTGACCGTAACCATAAACTGTTGCAGTCAAAGATTGATTCAGGCGATTACACGCAAGGCCATTGGTCACTAAAAGTTAGAAGGCATAACAGATGGGATTGAAAGTTTATACCGGCGGCACATTTGATTTGTTCCACGCTGGTCACGTCAATTTTTTGCGTGAGTGTGCAAGGTTTGGTGAAGTAACTGTTTCGTTGAACACCGATGAATTTATTGAAACCTATAAGGGCAAGCCACCTATTGTGTCTTACATTGATCGTGCAGAAGTGCTATTGGCTTGCCGCTATGTTCACGATGTTATTCCTAACTTCGATGGGGCTAATTCGCGCACCGCTATTGACTGGGTTGAACCTGACCTGGTTGTTATCGGTTCTGATTGGGCTAGGCGCGACTATCACAAGCAAATGGATTTCACTCAGGATTGGTTGGATGAACGCGGTATTGGTTTGGTGTATCTGCCTTACACGCAGGGCATCAGTTCGACAGACATAAAGGCGCGTATCACTAGCGGTAAACTAGAAGCATAAGACTTTAGGGAGTATCGTGGCAATTGTTAACGGGTACGCAACTTTGGCTGAAATCAAAAACAGCCTTCGTATTAGCGACAGTATTGATGACACACAGCTTGAAATGGCCGTTGAGTCAGCAAGCCGTCTGATTGATGGTTATGCACAACGATACTTTTACAACGGCGGTTCTGCTACACGCGTGTACGCAACAGACAACACTTTTCAGGTGTACATTGATGACGCTCAATCACTAAGTCAAGTAAAACTTTCAAGCCTTGATGACGGCATTTATGATGTTACTTTGACTGCTTCGGATTATCAGCTTTACCCCCTAAACAATGTGGTGGGTGGTTTGACTGGTTGGCCCTACACCGAACTAACTTTGGCTGGTAACTATCTTTCGGCAAACTATGGTTTTGTCACCGGTTCGGGTCGCGCAAATGTTCAGATGATTGGTGTTTGGGGCTGGTCTGCAACGCCCACTGCTATCAAACAAGCAACCATTATTCAAGCTTCACGAATTTACAAACGTGCTGACTCGCCGTTGGGTGTTGCTGGTTTCGGTGACTTGGGTGTTATGCGTGTTTCTTCTGGTCTTGATCCCGATGTGCGTCAACTTGTTGACCCTTACCGTCTGATGCGGAACTTTCAGTAATGGCTACTATCACAGAAATACGTGACGGGCTTGCTGCTAACCTGGCAACCATTACGGGTTTACGCACTTCTTCCACAGTGCCAGACAACATAAATCCACCTATTGCAATTGTTGAACCACAGTCTATAAATTTTGATATGACTTTCAATCGTGGCCTTGATGAATACCAATTCAAAATTACCGTGATTGCTGGTCGCGCTGATGAACGTTCAGGGCAAAACAAGATAGACGGCTACTGTTCACCAACAGGGTCGGGGTCTGTAAAAACTGCGGTAGAATCGGATAAGACGCTTGGTGGAATTGTACAAAACCTAAGGGTGTCTGGGCTTTCATCTTATGGAAGCATCACAATTGCAGAAGTACCATACCTAGCGGCGGAATTCGCTGTCACGGTTTACTCATAACAGGGAGAAAATAAATGGCGAAATTTGTTGCCACTAACTTCATTATCACTTTGAATGGTGTTGACCTAACTTCATCACTAAATTCCGTGACCATTGAAACATCGTCTAATGAAGTTGAAACCACCACCTTTGGCACTGCGTCTACTGCGTACCGCACTGTTGTTGGCGGAATTGTTTCAAGCACCGTCAAGCTTGATTTCTATCAAGACTATGCAGCATCTTCGGTTGATGCAACTATCAATGGATTGATCAACACCATTGGTACGATTGTTGTAAAGCCGGCTGGTACTGCTGTTTCAGCAACTAACCCGTCATATACCGCAACTTGCCTTATCAACGCCTACACCCCAATTTCAGGTCAGATAGGCGATCTCAGTTCGTTCAGCGTTACTTGGCCGACTACCGGTGCTGTCACTAGGGCCACAGTCTAACTATGAGAATGAATCTACGCGTTGAGTTCTTGGATGGTACTTCAAAGAATGTGACTGCTGTTGCATCCGATATGGTCGCATTTGAAAACGAATTCAATCTATCTATTGCACGGTTAGAAAATGAGTTGAAGCTAACTCACCTAATCTTTCTCGCCTGGAATGTTGAACACCGAAACAAGGCAACTGCTAAACCTTTTCTTGAATGGGTTGACGATGTTGAGTCTGTTGGTGTTGGTGATCCTGACCCAAAATTAAAGGCTTAGGCGATAGTTCTGCGCATTGGTTTATTGCTACGTTGGCAGTTGAAACCGGTATTGCACCTAGTGTGTTGATGTTGGAAAGTGAACGTATGTTGTGGACAATGAGCAAGGTTTTGATTGCAAAGAATTCGCCTAAGTAAAGAAAAGCCCCCACTGTTTAGGTGGGGGTTTTCTTGTTTGCTGATTAGCGCGAAAGCACCTTGTTTTGGTGGCAGTCGCAACCACAGTAAAGCTTTTGTAGATATCCTGCCTGTTCACCTTCCATAGTCAAGTATTGGTCTATTTGAAAGTTCTTGTGCCAGACAACGGTTGATGCTGCTAGGTCAATCATTTCCTGTATCTGCTTTTCGGTAAAACGGCTGTTGGCAACTATCCACGCAAATTCTTCAATGTCTGTAATGGCATTGTAGGCTAGGCGAACTACTAGGGCTTGGAAGTAAATGTTGTCTGTTGGAATGTTGCCTTTGGCGATTTCGACTAGACACGCTTCATAGAAGTAGACGCCGTCTGTCACATAGTCAATCGAATCGCAGCTTTGGGCATCGGTGGCTAGTTGTGCAAATAGTTGTTTTTCAATATCCGTTTGTCGGCCTATCACAAGGTCTGCCGAATACTGATCAATAACCTGGTTGTAACCGGTTGGGTTGATTTCCATTATTGCTGTTGTACGCATATGTTTTCCTTTCGTTGCGTTGTTACAGTTTGCCATAGTTTCAATGTTCTGTGGGGCATTTGTTTGATAACGATTTTGTTACCTGCGGTAGAATTGACTGAAAGGTGGTTCACTATGCTCAACTTGATTATCCC